ATACCTGAAAACAAAATCTCTGGTCTTTTAGAGAGACTTCTAATTGATGTTTTTGAGCAGGGCCTAGATGAAGATACTCATTATAGAAATGCCCCTGAAGAACTATCATTGGATAAGATTAAAGATGAGCGAGCAAAAATTGCTAATGATTCTTTAGAGGCTAAGCTTTTAGATTTGATGATTAAAGATTTTGAGAATAAAGGCGATTATTGAGGTATGATCTTCGTGGATAACGAAGATGAACCGTGACAGGTCTTATCTCAGGTCGTGAGCGTTGAAGCTATCTTTTTTACGGTTTCTGTTAGCAGAGCAACTCCCTATGGAAGCATAGGGTCGTATCAGGATAAGATATCCACATTTTTATTAGGTATTCAAATGCAGATTTGTATTCATTGTGGTGATGAGTTTGATTTGCGCTCTCTTGCAAAGCGTCAAGCGGGCGGCCGTATCAATGAGTGCCCCGAATGCTCGCAGGAGAACACTATAAAATATGCAGGGGTCCAAGCCGCCGATGGCAAGCAGGCACAGGCCACAATCTTAAAATTTGAATCTGAGGGCGACAAGCAGGCATACCTAGCATTCTGGCAGAACAATTCTGGACTGCATAAAGGCAAGTCTTGTCAGCTAGGTAATCACCTTTCCACCACGCCCAGCGTTAAATTCCAAACAATTACTGCTTTTAACCCCACCAACCATAAAGGCAAGCTTTAATTATTTTTAATTGCTAATCGTTGACAGTTAGTGAGCCGTGATTAGATTAGCAATATCCAAAGGCACAAGCCTTATAAATTAGGAGATTCATTATGAGCAACAACAGTAACATTCATTCTATGGTCGAAACTGCCGAGAGCATTTTCGAAGCTGCTAATACAATCGTTTCCGCCATGGCAGTCGGTACTCGCAAGCAAATCAAAGAGTTAGCCGTTGAAGTTGGTACGGCAGTTAGCATGGAGCCTAAGAGAGTTCTTGGCTTTGTTAATCACTTTGCCCACCACACCGACATTGCTTATGTTACCCGTGGTAAGAATGGTGGTATTATTCGCGGTACTCGTCCAGTCAAACAAGCCAAAGTCAAAAAGTCCAAGAAGACTGCTGCTGACACAACTACTGTCTAAAATTACATATAATTAGATATAGATCTAGTTATGTGAGGCAGTATGGTGACTAGGGACAGACGCTTATTAGAGCAGCTAATTAAACAATGGGCACAAGATCATACCGTTGATTATACGGTAGCAGACTACACAGCAGGCGATCAAGCTATGCAGAATACTCAAGGATACTTAACTTGGGTAGTTCGTGAAGGTCATGCCAATATTGATCTGTTAGCTTTAGCAGATAGATTAGAATTATTCTTAGAGAATAAGCGTAAACGTCAGTCCCCTGATGGCATGAAATGTATTAAGTGCCAAACTTTTTATGAGTTCGCTGAACCTAATCAGCTTGATGGTACTTTATTATGTTATTCTTGTCGCAGTAACCCATATAGGTGAGTTATGAACATTGAAATTATTGGCGGTGGTACGGTCTTCCATGTCCGTAACCACCTAGCATTATCTGTTCCTGCTTATGGAACTACAGCCAGAATCCTGAACAGTTATTGTAAATTGTTTCAAGATGAATTAGAGACTCATCTTCATTTGACTAAGATGGCGACTCAAGGTCAAAGTGATTTAGAAACCAATGAAGATATTTCTAAATTGGTGGATAAATTAATTGCTAACCCAAATACTAAGATTATCTTTTTTAATCCAGCCTTAGTTGATTATGAGGGATTTATCTATCGTTCTGGTCATGTTGGGTATGAATGGTCTGATTGTATTCCTACAGATAGTGGGAAATATGAAACCCGTCTTGTTACCTCTAAAGGTGATCAGGAGATGCTTTTACGCCCTGCCTCCAAAGTGATATCTAAGATCCGCAAAGAGCGCAAAGATATTTTTTTGGTAGCATTTAAAACTACTTGTGGGGCCACTGAAGATGAGCAATTTTTAACTGGATTGCACTTACTGAAATCTAATTCATGTAATCTAGTATTAGCTAATGATACTAAAACTAGAGTTAATATGATTATTACTCCTGAGCAGGCCCGCTACCATGTTAGCACTGACCGTGATATGGTCTTAAAAAACTTAGTTGATATGGCTATCTCACGCTCAAAAGGAACTTTTACTCGTTCTAAAGTAGTTACTGGTAGAGGCGTTCCGTGGACTCATGATCTTGTTCCATCCTCTTTAAGAACCGTAGTTGACTACTGTATTATGGCTGGCGCCTATAAACCATTCCAAGGTTCAACAGTGGGTCACTTTGCCGTTAAGCTAGATGACAATAAGTTCTTGACCTCTATGAGGAAGTCAAACTTCAATCAATTAGAGGAGTTAGCATTAGTTCATGCGGTGGGTAATGATGAAGTTTGGAGTCAAGGAGGTAAACCCTCTGTAGGAGGCCAATCACAAAGGATTGTTTTTAAAGATCATCCTGAGATGAATTGTATAGTTCATTTTCACTGTCCGCCTAAATATCCGGCACAACTTTCAGTGAGAGATCAGGCTCCTTACGAGTGTGGTAGCCATGAATGCGGCAACAACACCAGTAAAGGACTTCGAGAAGAAGTTCCTGGCATCAAGTGTGTTTATTTAGATCATCATGGCCCCAATATTGTTTTTAATAGCAAAATTGATCCTAGTGTAGTTATTGATTTCATTGATAAGAATTTTGATCTTTCCAAGTCTACAGATGAAGTGGATCGCACTAAAGTTAAGGTTGTATAATGTTTATTAACTTTAATAAGAAGCTTGTCAATATAGATACCATTGACTGTATTACTACTGATGACTTGACTAGTCATGGCTTTATCCATGTTCACTTTAAAGATGGTCAAATGGAATGTGTAGAGGGCGTCAAAGCAGTGGAAGTTGTTATGAGGCTGTGCCCGGCCGCCCTAGAGGGCCGTCAAATGAAATACATTCGGCACCGCTGGGCCGTTCATAATTTAATTGGCCACCCCTTGATGCAAGTCCTGTCATGGTTAGGTTTACCTAAGTTGGGCATCAGGGTTCACGATGTTACTGCGCCTTACCCAAAGATGAATCATGTCAAATCCTAACATCGGCCCATTAGCTTTTTTACCTTATGCTCAGTTGTTAGAATTAAAAATTCTTCCTGATAATCGTAGAAAAGGAATCATTGTTGCAGCATTTGTAGATTTGTTGCTATTAGAAATGGTTGTTTTTAATGCCAATGAAAAAGAGTTTATTATTCCGTTGAGCTTTTTTAAGCCATCTGGAAATGGAGTGTATCCTGATTTTCATAAAATTGAAATCATTGATTATGGACATACTATTAAACTAGGAGATTATGAGGCAGCTAGTTCAGCTATTCTTTATGAAGCAGATCATGAATATAAAGCTTATTGTGATGCTAATAGAATGACAAACTAATATGGCAAAAAAATTAGAAATAGAAAGAAAGTTTTTGGTTAAGTTTCCGACTTCTTGGTCGGCTCTTTCAGAGATGTTTGATGACTTAGTAGATGTAAAAAGAATTAGTCAAACTTATTTGATTCCAGAAAAAGATGAGCCTTCTGCCAGAGTTAGAAAGACTGTAGAAGGTTTGACTGGAGACACTAGTACTGTCTATCATTTCAATCAAAAGAAGCCTGTAGACTCTGGAGTTCATGAAGAATTAGAAAAAGAAATTACTAAATCTCAGTATGAAAAGGCTTTAAAGAAGTCTCATCCAGATAAAGTTGCTATTGATAAAACTAGATTTGTTTTTAAGTACAATGATCAAATTTTTGAATTAGATGTTTTTAAAGGACATCTCAAAGGTTTGGCTATTCTTGAAATAGAGCTAGATGATAAGAATGATACAGTTGAATTGCCGCCTTTTCTAAAAGTAATTAAAGAAGTAACCAAAGATAAAAGATTTACTAATTTTGCTTTGGCCGAAAAACAAATTAAAAGTTTAAAGGATATTTAGTAATATTTTTTATCAGAGTGAACTTTAGCCTTTTCTGTATTAGGCACATATTGTTTTTTCTTGCCTTCTTCTTTCTTTTTCTTATCAGTGGCTTCACGTTCTTTTGGAGATAAAGCTTCCCATTTATCTTCTGGTAAATATCTTCCAGTAGCATTATTTTGGTCGTCAGCTTTATTTTTGTTTTTCTTCTTTTTATAATCAGATAAGTACATCCATTTCTGCTTAGTCCACTTTTTCATTTTGTTAGTCTTAGCAGTTGGTTTCTTACCTTTAAATTTGCCACCACGTTGTTTATATAGTTTAACAGCCAATTGCATGGCTCGGGCTGAGTGTTTGCCGCCCATTCTAGCTTTAGCTTCGGATTTACATTTGCTCCACAAACTAGGATTACTCTTGGTAGCAATGCCTGGCTTCTTCTTAGCATCGTTAGAATCAGCCGCTTCTACAATAAGTTCATCGTCAATGTGTTGGATATCAAAATATCTTTCTTCAAAATACTCTGCAATAATATAAATATTATCAGTAGACTCTTCTATTTCAGAATCTACTTCATAAATTTGAGATTTATTCTCAAAAGTCTCGGCTAGTTTAAGTAATTGATCTATATTCATTGTTAACCGCAACGACATTTCCAGCGTCTCAAGCCTTTATTGATACAGCTTTCTGGATCATTAGCTACTTCTTTACTAGTTAATTTCTTCTTCATGCCGCAGTGTCTTTTACAAAAAGCTCTTTGTTTTGGAGAACCAACTGGTGCTTTTTTAAAGCCAGTACA